GAGCAGGGCGGTGAGGTCACTCATATCGGCGGAAAGATCGTCTATGACAACGGCCTGATGCCGAATATGAGCACGGCTGATGTGACAAGCGATACTGTGGCAAAAGTCAGGACCAGTCTGAATGCACTGATCACGAATCTTAAGAATGCAGGCCTCATGATAGGTGACGCCTTTACGATGCAGTATGCAGCGGTGACGGACAGCGTTGCCGGTCATGCAGACCGTTCCTATAACACCGGAAAGATTTCTGATGTCACGGTGGATAATGACGCGCATACCATTACGATCACTTTGTCTGAGAAGGTGAAAAACCTGAAGGATTTTGACGGTAAGAACGGCTGGGGCGTTCACAAGTGGCTTGGAGTAGGTCTTGGTGTCGGAATTTCTCCGATCACCGGTCTTTATTACAACGGAGCTGATTTGAGTGCTGAAGATGTTACGGAAGCGACTCAGTGCGGCCTGGATGCCGGGTATTTTGTCCGCTGGGTTGCGGCTGATCTGGTGCTTGCCGGTAATAACTCCGAGAAGTCGGTTGATAACTTCACATTGTGGGCTGACGGGTATGCTGAGACAACCTATAAGCTTGTGATCGTGGAGCCCGAGGATGATTCCGAAGAGTAAGAAGTAAGGGGCGGCGGAGAAATCTGCCGCCTTTATTGTGAGGTGAATGCAGATGACTGTAACTGTGGATGAAATGAAGAATTATCTGCGTATTGATTACGAGGATGATGATTCCCTGATCGAAAACTTCATAACGGCGGGCAAGAAGCAGTGCATGGATATCCTGCGGACGGATGATGAGGCTGACCTGGATGAATGTGCCAACGGTAAGATCGCTGTGATGTTCACTGTGGCTTATCTGTATGAGCACAGGGAAGAGGCTGACCATCACGCGATGGATCTGACGCTGAGGGCTTTGCTGTTCGGTAGCCGGAAGGAGGGATTCTGATGAATGTGGCGGCTTTGAGATCCAAGGTGACATTTCAGAAGAATGAGACCGTGACGGATAAGTACGGCAATCATAAGAATGCCTGGACGGATTATTATACCTGCTTTGCCACGATCGGCGGCGAAGGGCTGGCAAGTTCAAAGGAAGAACAAGTTGCTGGCACTACGGTTGAGGATTTTTCCATGACGGTTACTGTCCGGTATTGCAGCAAGGCTGCGGCGGTCACTTCCACGGGGTTCAGGGTGATGTTTATGGATGAGGTTTATAACATCGAGAACATTGACCACATGAATTTCAGGAAGAAGTCGCTGAAGTTCACCTGCAGGAAGGAGCGGCGATGAGTCAGACGATAAAGATTGACCAGCTGGCGGATACCGTGATGAAGGGCATGGAGGAATACGCGAAGCTTGCGGCGGATGACCTGAAGAAGGATGTAAAGAAAGCCGGGGATACCGTGAAAAAGCAGATCGAGGGTACGGCTCCGAAGAAGACCGGGAAGTATTCCAAGAGCTGGGCTGTGAAAAAGACCAGGGAGACTTCCGATTCCATCCAGGTCGTGGTGCATTCCAAGAGGTATCAGCTGACGCATCTTTTGGAGTTTGGCCATGCGAAGAGGGGCGGCGGAAGGACAAGGGCTTTTCCGCACATCGCTCCGGCGGAGCAGGCAGGAATCGAGCAGCTGACAAGGGATATCGAGAGAGATTTACGGAAGGGCGGTTAGTGATGATGGAGATATTGCTTTTAGGATTCGTTATTGCTGTCGGGCTTGCCGGGATAGGTATTTTTATCTGTTATGGCAGGCGGAGAGGCGAAAACTGCCGTGGCTATCCCTATAACTGCCCGGTCTGCCGTCATGCTGCCGAGTGCATTATAGAGATCGGGAGGAAGAAGGATGACGCATGAAGAAGTGATGCAGATGCTGTCGGAGACGAGGATCCCTTTTGCGTATGACCATTTCGCGGAAGGGGAAAGTCCTGATCCGCCGTTCATCTGCTTTTTGTTTCCGGGTTCGGAGAACTTTTCTGCTGACAACGTGGTTTATATGGAGTTTTCCAACCTGAGTAT